TACTCAGCAAACCCAACATACCTGTCTGCTTCTAAACTTCGTGTTAAGACCAAGACAACTGATTTGCCTGTTTCATACATAACAACTGTTGGTCTTTACAACGACAATAATGAATTGATGGCTGTTGCTAAATTGAGCGAACCTCTCAAGAAAACCCCAGACAACGAATTCACCATTAGGGTTAGATTGGATTACTAGACATGCCTTTCTTCAAATTCGGAGAAGACGATCTTTTTGTCAATACTATTGAGGCTTACCCTGAATACAAATTCTACATTCAGAGTTCCTCAATTTATATTGATGATAAGCCGACCATTTCTGGTTCTTATTCTGACAATATTGTTGGAGTTCCAAAGGGCTTTGTGTCTTTGTACGAATATAATATAAACAGAGAAGATGGCAATAATATTTATCCTTTTTTAACCAAAGACGGATATAGAAACACATTCAAAAAACTAACAAGGATCAACTACCAGGCTCTTGAACTTGCTGGTAATACAATTACTTCCTCGTACAACATGTCTGCCAGTATAAGTCGGCACTATTATAACACAACTGTTGCCGAGAGTTCAAGAACTTACCTGAGGCCTTTAAAGAATGCTCTCAGGCATTATTCTTATTTATCAGCCCATTATCAATATTCTTCCTCTTTGGGAGACAAGGCAAGTCAAAATGTTAACTTAATTGCGATTCCATCTATCCTGTTTGGCTCGTCAATCAAAAAAGGTTCCGTTAAACTTAGGTATTACCATACTGGTTCTCTTATAGGGGAGTTGCAAGATTTAAACGAAGACGGAGAATTAATACAAGTAGGACCAGAGGGATCTACGGGATCAGGATCAGTCGCCGGAGTTGTTTTATATAACGAAGGGTTTATAGCACTGACCGGATCTTGGGAATTAAATCCTGAAACCATTTCGTATGATTCTTCTGATGTGTCGAAATGGATCTATTTTGGCTATGGAGCAAATGATACAAATACAACGCCGTCTTTGACCTCTTTATCATCAAGCTTTCTTTTGGAGTATTCTGGGACTACCCATATTCAAACTATGACTATGCTGGCACATGCCAAGTATGGAGACCTTAATCACTCTAATAACCCAACATTCTATTCCGGATCAGAAAACTTCCAGATTTCAACTGGGTCCTATACCTATATTGAGACTCCTCCTAAGATAAAGAATGTAGTGTATTCTCAATTTGCTGACGAGACTCCTAAGTTTAAAAAGACTGTGTATATTAGTAAGATAGGGATATACGATAAAGATAAAAATTTAATTGGCATTGCAAAAGTCGCTACTCCTGTAAGAAAAACTGAAGATCATGATTTTACTTTTAAATTAAAACTTGACATTTAATTTAAAATGTGTTATAATAGGATATTATGAAAGAAGTTATTTTAGGCTTAGATGTAAGCACAAGCAAGATTGGTTTATCTATTATAGATTATAATAATAATCTTTTAATTTGTCAAGTAATAAAATTAAATTCTAATAATTCTTTAATTGAAAAATGTATAGAATTAGAGAATATTATTGATAATTTAAATGGTAATAATTATATAAATAATAATAATAAATTATATATAAAAGAAATATTTATTGAATCTCCATTTATGATGTTCTCTGGTGGCAAGACAACCGCCATGACCATGAGTAAATTACAGAGATTCAATGGAATGGTTTCTTATATGGTAAGAAGAACTCTCGGAGTAGAGCCTGTAATGATCGCAGCGAATAAAGCCAGAGGTTTAATTGGCCTGAAAATAAAACGTGGCGAGAATACAAAATTGAAAGTTATTGAATGGGTACAGAAAGAATATCCAAAAGACTTCATTGTAGAATACACCAGACATGGAAATCCAAAACCAGGAACGGACGATAAAGCAGACTCAGTTGTAATAGCAAGGGCCGGATTATCAATGGAGAAAGAATGAGTCATAACTGACTAGTTATTATTGAAGGTGCCAAATATGAAAAATGTTTATTTACTTTGCTTTTTTATCAACATCGCTCTCGCAGCATGGGCCCTAACAGTTAACATAAGCTATGTCTCAATAATATTATCGGTTGTATGTGCTGCTCTGTGCCTAATAACATATCTTCGGGATGATGTTTGATTGCCCTCTCAGTGTCGGTGACTTAGTATTTGATCGTGACCCTTACAAGATGTATGAAGAAGATTGTTTGGGCTACGGAATTGTGATGCAAATTTTAAATCATGATTATGTCATAGTACACTGGATTTCAATAGATTATCTCCAAGCGGTCAACATCGGATATGTAAAGTTGATTGAATAATAATTTAGCACTATTTATTACGAGGAAATTATAGTGCTTACAAAAGAAGATCTCAAAAGAATAATATCACAAGAATTAGAGGAAATGATGGGATATCGCCCATCTGTAAATCTGCCGGCTTTGGAAAAGGAGCAGATTAAAATGAGGTTCTCTGCGATCATAGCCAGTGCAGGTGTCCCGTTGGATGAAGTATATGCCGCCTTTGTCGAAGCAATAAATAAATTCAGAGAGTCAACTCCGCCCTTGAAAGAGAAACAAGACTGCTTTGATAATAAGACTTTCAAAGGTAAATCAAAGTGCATTTCGCGAACTAAGGGGCTTCCGAAAAAAGCAGCAGATGCCTATACGGCAACAGTTGTACGAAAGATGGAAAAATAACTATTTAGTTTAGGAATTTTATCATGAATTTGACAACTGAAGAACTATACAATATTATTGAAGAAGAATTGGCCTCTGTTCTTGATGAAAAGAAAAAGCGAAAGAAACGTAAAAAGAAGTCCAAGAAAAGAAAAAAGAAAGCCGGTTCTGAATCTTCAAAAGAGTCTAATCTTGGTGATTGGTTTGGCCGCAAAGGAGCCCCCGGTAAGAAGGGCGGCTGGGTTGATTGTAACACATGCCGCAAAAATAAAAAGACCGGTCGTAAAAAGTGTAAGCCATGTGGTCGCTCCAAAGGCGAGAAGCGAGCAAAATATCCATCATGTCGTCCAACCCCCGGAGCTTGTGGCGAAAGAGGCCGCGGTAAATCATGGGGCAAGAAATCAGCGAAAGGTAAAAAGCGATGAAAATTACAACAGAAGAACTACAACAAATTATCAAAGAAGAGCTTGAATCTGTAATTGACGAGAAAGCTTCTAAGAGAGCACGAAGGCGAAAGCGGCAAAAAAGAAGGAAAAAGAAAGCCAAAAAGGATGCATGCTATCGCAAAGTTAAGTCTCGCTATAAAGTATGGCCTTCGGCTTATGCCTCTGGTGCTTTATCAAAATGTCGCAAGGTTGGTGCCAAGAACTGGGGCAATAAGTCCAAGAAGAATGAGGCCCTTTACGAAGGTGAGATCACCGACAAAGAAAAGGATGAGTTGGAAGATGTTATAGATCAATTAAAGGGAGCCGTTAAAGCACACGGAAATCAGGCAAAAGCAATAGAAGATGCAATTGATGAAGATGCACTTCCCGGTGGCTACGGCGACAAATTAAAAGGCTCTATGGAAGATCAACATAAGCAGCTTGCCGATATGCATAAAGTGTCTGTGGAAGAAATTGAAAAAGAACTTTCAAAGGGCATTGAAGTCGAGAAGGAACATACTGATGACGAAGCAATCGCACACGAAATTGCGATGGAGCATGTCTATGAAGACCCAGAGTATTACACCAAGCTATCAAAAGCAAAACTTGAAGAAAACAAAGCCCTTCTTAAAGACCCAAAGGTTTCAAAGCATCTCAAATACCACATTAGAGAGGGTGTAGGGGTAGATAAAAATGTCTTCCGGCCCGATAGTGATAGTTTTTATAGGCTCTTCCGGGAAGTGCGAAAATTGCACTCTGAGGGCCGTTATACACTAAACGAAAATGAGAAGCATTATATTCTTGAAACCGACATTGGAAATTTCGGTGTATTCGAGGGAAAGCCAGTTCCGCTTGATCATCCAATGTTAAATGAAGACGACATTGATGAAGCAAAAAAGAAAAAGAAAAAAGATCCTCCAATCGGTAAACCAACAAAGAATACTGATGGCGGAAAAAAATATAAAGTTTATGTTCGCAATCCCAAGACCGGAAACATCAAAAAGATTACTTATGGCGATAAAAAGGGCGGCCTAAAAGGAAACTGGAATAGTGCAGAGGCTCGCAAATCATTTGCCGCTCGCCACAAGTGTGCCGACAAGACAGATAGAACAAAGTCAGGTTATTGGGCTTGTAGGGCACATAAAGATTTTGGTAAAAATGTACCGGGGAGATTTTGGTAATGTCAAGTAACTTCAAATATACATTTGGATTAGGACATGTTCCATCCTTTCAGACCTCAGCGAAGCCGTTTCTTACATCGTCATTGACTGTACCAGCATCAGGCTCTGAACCTTTAGAGGTTTCTTTCGATTCAGTTTCTCGTTTTATAGTTATAACAAACGATTTAGATACTGGTGCCACAGCAACTCCAATTAGATTTGGGGCTTCTGCGAACGGTGTTAAGGGTATTGAAAATAATAACTATGGAATTTTAAAAAACGGACAATCTTTTGAAGCAGAGCTTAAATTAACAAAAGTTTATTTAATGTCTGATACGGCAAACGAAGCCTCTGCTTCTGTTATTGCCGGCTTAACAGGAATTGATGCTAGCCATTTATTAACAAATTGGTCTGGCTCATCGGGAGTAGGATAATGGGCTATACTAAGATAATCGGACCACAAACAATTGACGGATCAGATAAAGTTTATATTGATGGTCCAAATTCAACATTTGGAGATGTAAGGGTAACAACTATAACACCGCAAGCCCAAGGAGACTTTGTTTACGGTATTCAGGGAGATATTTTTACAACTTCTTCTTTCGCTGGTGGAACTACAACTACTTCTAACGGCCTGTGCGAGCTTGCTAGTGGAACAAACCCAGCAGGATCAGCAACAGTCCAACTAAGAAGAGGATTAAAATACAGAGCAGGACAAGGCTCGTTGATGAGAGTGACTGCTTTATATGATACACCAAATGCTGGAAATGCCCAATTCGTTGGTTGCGGTAATGCCGAATGTGGTTATTTTGTTGGGTATTTTGGCACCTCTTTTGGAATTCTTCATTCTCAAACAGGACAAAGGGAAATACGAGAACTCACCGTTACAACCGGAGCAGGGACAGGTGATGTTACGGTAACATTAGATGGTAATGCGATTGTCGTGCCTGTAACGGGCGGATCAAGCCCAGAACAAACTGCTTATCAACTCGCCAAAGCAGATTATTCACAGGTTGGAAACGGTGGTTGGTTAGCTGATGCTGTTAGCGGCTCTGTTTATTATGTAGCCGCAAGATCCAATAGCACTTCAACAGGATCATATTCTGTTGCAGGGTCAAGTATCGTTGGATCTTTTACAAGAACAAAAGCAGGATTAGCCCAAACAAATACCTTTATAACACAATCTTCATTCAATGTTGATAAACTAGATGGTAACGGACCCACGGGTATGACCCTTGATCAATCTAAGGGCAATGTTTTTGAAATCGGGTTTCAATACTTGGGCTTTGGAAATGCTAAATTTGATATTGAAGATGAAGAAACGGGAAAGTTTAGAACTTTTCATATAATTAAAAATACTAATAGCAGAACAACACCGGTTTTAAAAAACCCAAATGTCTCCGCTTTGGCTACTTCTGCTAATATTGGCGGAACAACAAGCACAACTCTAAGAGCAGCATCAATTGCTGCTTTTATCGAAGGACACATTGAAGAATTAGATCCCAAATTCTCTAAGTCTTTTACATTTAGTGGTGTAAATACTGCTACTTATAGACCCTTAGCGGGACTAAAAGTTAATCGTGTTTTCAACAATGAAAGTTGTTTTGGGGAATTTGATATTCTAAGAGTAGCAGGATCTAACACAGTCAACAATCAAACGGTTACATTTGGGTTCTTCCGTGGTGCTGATGTTTCTGGACTAGTGGATTATCAATATGTTGAGGAACAAAATAGTATTGTTTCCTTTGCTAATTTAGTCCCAACTGGTGCTGGTGCTAATACAATCACAAATCTAAGTGATTTAACACCAATCTACGAATTGGTAATAGCATCTGATTCTTCATTATCTCTCAATTTATCTCATTTAAGATTGGTTTTTGGCCTTGGTAGAGAATTAATAATTGCTATTAAGACAACAGCATCAGTTACTGGTGGAATTACTGTAAACTGGTTTGAGCAACAATGAGAAAATTTCCATTTTCTGAACGGAAGGTGGGGGATAAGACATTCTTGCGAGAATTTAAACACGATGTCATCTCGGAAGAATTGATTTGGCACATGGATCGAGAGAACAGAGTTGTTGAAGTCTTAAAGGGAGATAACTGGTATCTTCAACTCGATAACGAACTCCCTATACTTTTAGAGAAAAGAAAAGAATACAAAATACCTAAGATGACATATCATAGACTAATTAAGGGCGACTCTGATCTTTTAATCAGACTATATAAGGAATAAAATATGTTAACAGCAATGGGCGATGTAATGCGACGAGCCTACGAAAAGGGGTGGATAACTACGAGAGACGGAAATGTCTCTCTTTGTCGTAGTGGAAAAAAGATGATGTATATAACACCATCGGGTTGGAGAAAGACCATCATTCACCCAGAACACATGCTAAAAGTCGTCTTCAATCATCAGGCTTGCAGGACACTGGGCGATCCTAGTGCCAAGCCATCAGGCGAGCTTGAGATGCATTATCTTTTACAGAGAAACTATAAGCCCACAAGAGCAGTAGTCCATCTTCATCCGACAAATATAATTGCCGCTATTTTCGCTGGCTGGGATCTACAAGATTTAGCATCGATGTTCCCAGAGGTTAGCAGATATACGAAAGTGGGCCCAACGGTTCCAATCCTGCCGGTTACTAGCAGAGAATTGGCTGTTGCAACACACACGGCAATGACCGAAGACAATAGGGTTGTTTATGATATCGTAGGCCAAGCAGGGCACGGTGTGTGTGCGGTTGGGGCAAATCCATGGGATGCTTACGAACATATTGAGAGATTAGAGCATATTTGTGAAATTGTGTTAAAGAGTGGTGTAGCCCCTTATTGATAAAAAAGAAACATAAAATACTTGACAAAATCTCTGATAGTGTTATATTAGTAGTATCACATCACACAACGGAGGTTCCCATGTCCGTAAACTTGGGTTATGCTTGCATCAATATGACTTTGCAAGAACAAAAAATATCATGCAATCGGGGCATGATCAAACGCACCTTTCAAGCAAAAGGTGTCAAGTATGCTTCTGAGATCGCACTGTCAAATGTTCGTGCTCTTAAGAAGATCATCGAATGGAACAATGCTAACGGCATCAAAGTTTATCGTATGACTTCGTGCCTCTTTCCATGGTTTTCAGAATACGATATTTTTACTTTGCCAGATATTGATGCTATTGCTGATGTTATGTCCGAGGCTGGGGAAATTGCAATGTCTGGCGGTCAACGTTTATCATTTCACCCCGGCCCCTTTAATTGTCTCGGTTCTCCAAAAGATGAAGTTGTTCTCAAAACTGTCGCAGAACTTGACGCCCACTCAGTTCAAATGGACCTTATGGGCTTGCCGCAATCTCCACAAGCTAAAATCAATATTCATGTCGGTGGTGCTTATGGAGAGCATGACAAAACTCTTGACCGGTTTTGCAGCAATTTTTCCAGACTTTCTCCAAGCACTCAGTCTAGACTCACGGTTGAGAATGATGATCGAGAATCTTTGTTTTCTACTAAGATGTTGTATGACGGCTTATCTTCTCGGATTGGTGTCCCTATAGTCTTTGACTCTCATCACCATGAACTCGGCCCACAAGATGTATCATACAAAGAAGCATTCTTCATGGCTCGTGAAACCTGGCAGAATCGCGGCATCAAACAACAATGCCACCATTCAAACTCAAAGAAAAACTATGAGGATGGCTCAGTGCGAGCTAGTGCTCATTCTGACTGGTATTACACTCCTTTCGAGAACTTTGGAGAAGAGGTCGATGTTGTTCTTGAATGCAAGATGAAAGAACGGGCACTTCTTAAATACAGGAAAGATTTCAAGCATGCTTAAGAAATACATGGGAAACTGTTCTTTTAAGAGGGGTGATCTTGTAGAACTTCAACAGATCTCCCTCCCAGAAGAATCTTATTTGGGCATTTTCATTGAAACCAGAGCCTCAGAGGGTTGCCCAGATTGGGGGGTCTTTTTTATTAATAACGAAATAATAAGCCTCTTTATGTTTGATTATAAATTTAAAGTTTTATAATTAATTTGACAAAAGTATTTTAGGAGGTTATCATATGAAAGTTGGAGATTTGGTAAAGATATCTCCTAAGGATGGAGGGGCTAGCTCTATTTTTGGAATCTTTTTGGGAACCAAAAGAGATAATGATTATAATCATTGGGCTACTTTTTATATAAATGATAAGAAGAAGAATTTCTTTTTATTTGATTATTCTTTTGAGGTAATAAATGAAAGTCGGAGACTTGATAAAGTATAGAAACAGGATACCATCAGATCCTCCGTATGCTGATATAGGGGGCCATGGAGTCTGGGGAACGATTGGGATTGTCATTCGTATTGTAAACGGCAAATATATTGATTGTGTTGATTTCAATGGGGATATACTGATTTGTTTAATAGATGATGTGGAGATTATAAATGCAAGTGGGTGATCTCGTTTTTTTTGATTCCGAATGGATCTTCGACGCAACCGACCACATTGGTATTATTATAGATTTGTTAGAAACACCAGACGGCATACTTTATAAAATTGTTTGGAACAATAATCAAGCCGGTTGGTTTCACGAAGTAGAATTGGAGGCAGTAAATGGATTGGATTCTTAAATTGTTTGGCTTTAAAACATCTCTTGAAAAAAAACAAGATAAACTTGTCCTGTTGAGAGAAAAGGCTTTTGAGGCTCAAAGAAAAGGCAAGCATGTGCTTGCTGGAAACTATCTGCATGAAGCAGAGATGTTGGAAACAGAAATCGTAAAAGAGTTGGAGGAGAAAAATGGAAGAGAAGATTAGAATCCTAACGGACATCCTTGGGAGACCAAATACACCACAAGGTGGAGAGTTATACTTCCATTGTCCTTACTGCAACCATCACAAGAAAAAGCTTGCCATTAATCTCAAACGAGGCTGGCATTGCTGGGTTTGCGACAAACGAGGCAAGAATGCTTATCGTATCGTTCGCAAGTTCGGAACTTATCAGCAGAGACAGAAGTGGCTTGAATTGGAAGGTCGCCTTGATCTCTCAGAGTTCGACCAGATTTTCAATGAAATCAACAACATTGAAGAAGAGCAGGTGATCTCCTTACCAGACGAATTCATCTCGCTTTGCAACAAGCACTTACCCAGAACCTCCCAAAAGGCCCTCGAATATCTCCAGAGTAGGGGAATAGGGCCTAAGGAGATTCTTCGTTGGAAGATTGGATATTGTCCGGAGGGCCGTTATGGTGGCCGGATAATTATCCCTTCTTTTAACAACAAAGGCAACATCAATTATTTTATCGCCAGATCCTATGTCGGGCACAAATGGAGATACCTCAATCCTCCGGCAGAAAGGGACATAATTTTCAACGAATTGTATGTAGACTGGGATGAGCCGGTGACCCTTGTAGAAGGAGTTTTTGATGCTATTTCCGCCGGGGAAAATGCCGTTCCTGTATTGGGCTCCACCCTCCGAGACAAAGCCAAGTTATTTCAAGCGATTGCTCTCAATGATACACCGGTTTACCTAGCCTTTGATACTGATGCGGAGAAAAAAACTGGACAAATTATAAAGAACATGTTATACTATGATATCGAACTTTACAAGATCGACACAACCGGATTCGAGGATATTGGAGAAATGCCTCGAAGAATTTTTGAATCAAGAAAGCAAATGGCTCAAGCAGTTGATAATGATGATTTTTTCTTGATGGATGAACTTAGGAGGATCATGTGAATGAGAAGACTTGTACAAAATGCGGAGAAACATTTCCTGCGACTGCGGAATATTTCCACTTAAGAAGAGACAGAGGTACATATAGGAATCAATGTAAAAAGTGTTCTACACTGTCGACTGAAGAAAAAGAAATAGCACAAGAAGAAAATCGATTTACACGGCAAGAAACATTTATTGAAAAAGCCAACATGGTTCATAATAACTTTTATGATTATTCTGAAGTTGAATACATAAAAAACTCTAAGCCTGTTAAAATTATTTGCCCAAAGCATGGCCCTTTCTTCAAAACCCCAGCCGCTCACACATCCAAGAAACAAGGCTGCCATGAGTGCTTCAAAGAAAGGCAATCAGATTCGGTAGAGTTTGTAAAACAAGAATTAAAAAATCGAGGCGGCATTTTGGTTGATTCAATGAATGGCGGCAAGTCGTACATCCAGACAGAACACAGGATAAAGGTCCAATGTGAGAGTTGTGAAAAAACATGGACACCTAAATGGAGAACCATTAAAGTAAATAACAGATGGTGTGGAATGTGCTCTAGAACACACAGTTCAGAGACTTCTATAGGATTAGAAAGACTGCTCGAAAAGCAGGTCGAAATAATAAAATTGCCGGAAAACCCAATTGATGTCGTCTGGAATGAAGACTATGTAACTTACAAATGCAAAAAGTGCGATACAATAGAGACCAAAAAACTAAGATTAATAAAACGTAAACTTCGTGCTGAAAACTCAAGTGGGGTTATTTGTAATAATTGTTTTAGTTTTAAAAATTCTAGAAGCCAAACTGATGTCAAAGAAATAATTGAAGGTGCCGGCTATACTCTGGTAGATCTTCCAAATAATGGCAAGATAAAAAAAGTCAAATCAGATGATTATATTATTGTTAAATGCGATCACGGACATCAGCCATATCGTGTTAAATTAAGCAATTTTCTTTCTGGTAAGCGGTGCCCAACATGCGGCACTGGTCGCTTAAAAGAAGCTATCCTTAGAGAAGCGTTAGAGGAATTTTTTCAAGTACCTTTTCCGTCTTGTTATCCCAAATGGTTAAAAAACCACAAAACAGGTGGTCAACTTGAAATTGATTGTTATAATGAAGATCTTGGGTTGGCAGTCGAGTTTCAGGGAGCCCAACATTATAAGCCCATAGATTATTGGGGTGGACAAATAACTTATGAAAAAGTTATTGAAAGAGATAAAATAAAGTGCTTCCTTATTCAACAAAGAGGGCTTATTTATTGGACTTTTAACGCTACTAAGTTTAGCAACCACAGGTCCGGAGCCGAGGTGTTAAAGCAAGAATTTATTAATGCAATTAGGAAGAAAATAGAGTGCCCCATTTCAACACCTAAATGGAATAAAAACTATAAAAAAATAAGGAGGATAATGTGAGCAACGAAGGTTTTGGAATTCATAATTTTAGAACACTTGATCTTCACGGATCAAATTATGAAGAAGTTGTCACGAAATGTCATCGTTTCTTGAACGATCATTACGGACATGATATGTATATCATTACCGGCAACTCATCAAAAATGAAAGAAATTGTAACTGAGATCATCGACAAATATAGACTACACTATAATGTCGGAGGAATAACAGGAACTTATGGCTATATCAGAATTTATAGGAAAGAATAATGTTTAAGGTAGGAGATCTTGTTTATCTTAACGAAAAATGCCTTAATTCAACTATGTGGTTCTCTCTAATGGACACCGCATTTATTATAACATCAATAAACAAACAAACAACTGTTTTAGTAGTTTCTAGTCCATCAGAAAAAATTTATGTATTTCCTGATTGGATTGAAAAATGTACAATGGAGGAAACATGTACAAAATAGCACACATGGCGGACATTCACATTCGCAACCTTAAATATCACGAAGAGTATCGTGTAGTTTTCAAAAAAATGTATGAGTCTTTGCTTGAAGAGCAAGTAGACTATGTTACTGTCTGTGGAGACATCGCTCACACCAAGACCCAGCTAAGTCCAGAGTATTTTCAGTTATGCACTGAGTTTCTTATTGGCTTGGCGAATGTAGCACCAACAATTATAATCGCAGGTAATCATGATGGCAACTTGAAGAACGAAGACCGCCAGGATGCTATAACTCCGATTGTTAATGCCCTCAAACACCCTAATCTTATTTATCTAAAAGACTCTGGTGAATTCCAGCCAGAAGACGGATTGTGCTTCAATGTTCTCTCTATCTTTGATCGGGATAACTGGGTTAAGCCAACAAACCCGAACATTGTTAATGTGGCCCTGTATCACGGTGCCATGATGGGGTCCAAGACCGGAGCCAACTGGACCATGGATCAAGGCGATGACGACATAAGCATTTTCAAAGACTTTGACTATGCTATGCTTGGTGACATTCATCGTCAACAGGAGTTGGATTCCGAAGGAAGAGTCCGTTACTCTGGTAGCTTGATTCAGCAAAAGTTCAGCGAATCTGCTCTTAAAGGTTATCTTCTTTGGGAGATTGAATCAAAGGATAAGTTTGCAGTTAAAAAGAAGTATCTTTCTAATCCTCGTCCTTTCATAACCGTGAAGCTTGAGAAAGACGGATCAGTTCCAAAGGATATACATGTGCCTAGAAACTGTCGATTGCGATTAGTTTCAACAACTAACCTGCCTTCTGATAAGCTCCGAAAAGCTCGATCATATGCAGAGATTCACTGGAAGCCTTTCTCAATAACCACTATCAACGGCAAAGAGTCTTTCTCCTCAAATGACGGAAACTATTCAAATGTTGTGCTAAAAGAGAACATGCGAGACCTTTCAGTGCAAGAAAGCTACATAAGAGACTATTTATCGGGAATGGAATTGGACGAAAGTGTAATTTCAAAGGTCTTAGAACACAATAAGAAGTACGATATCATCGCACAACAGAATGAGGAGGTTACAAGAAATGTCGTTTGGAAAATCAAAGAAGCAGAGTGGGACAACCTGTTTAATTACGGAGAAAAGAATAAAATCAATTTTGAGAAACTCAACGGGCTTGTTGGTATCTTCGGTCGCAACTATTCCGGTAAGTCTAGTATTGTTGACAGCCTTCTATTCACATTGTTTAATACAACCTCGAAAGGAGAGCGAAAGAACGTACACATAGTTAACCAAAATCGAGAGAGAGCCAAGGGTAAAGTTCAAATCGAAGTTGGAGATAAGACCTATCAAATCTGCCGAAACATAGAAAAATACACAAAAAGATTAAAAGGCAGAGAGACTCAGGAAGCAAGAATTGATCTAGACTTTTCTTTAATATCAGAAGACGAAAGTTTGAATGGAACCACCCGGAACGAAACAGATGCTAATATTCGTAAAAGGTTTGGAACCATAGATGACTTCCTCCTGACGTCCATGTCGAGCCAACTTGACTCTCTCTCTTTTGTTAAAGAAGGTTCAACTAAGCGTAAAGAGATTCTTGCCAAATTCCTTGATCTTGAAATCTTTGATAGCAAATTCAAACTAGCTAAAAAAGATGCTGCTGAGATGCGGGGTGTTATCAAGAGATTGCAAGAGAAACAGTGGGACAAGCAAATAACAAAGAACGAAGAGATTCTCCAAGAAATTGAAGAAGACCGACAAATCCAGAACTCTTTGTGTGATACTTTATCAACACAACTTGATGCTATCAAGCAGGAACTGGATATTATAACAACACAGATTGCTAATATACCAGCAGAGATAATCAACATTGACCAAGTCAATATGCTTCTTACACAAAAGCAGAGAGATAAAACTATTTTAATGAAAAGTAACTTAGGTTTGTTTTCTGAAATACAAGAATCAAAAGAAAGACTTTCTTCAATATCAGAGGAACTTAGATCTATTGACTTAGAATCATTGAAATACAAAAAAGCAGAATATGACTCTATTCAGGCTCAAATTCAAAAACTAGACCAAACTCGCTCTTCTTTATTACGAGAAAAGAGTTCCCTAGAAAAGAAAATGAAAATGCTTCATAACCACAAGTATGATCCAAACTGTCAATACTGTTGTGACAATAAGTTTGTCAAAGATGCCCAAAAAGCCTCAAATTCTTTACCTCAGGTCTTAGACCAGTTAGCCAACCTCGATAGCATGAAAGTTGATTTATTATCAGATTTGAGGCATTTAGACATCGATTCAGTAACAGATCAGATTAGTAAGTATGAAGATTTAAGTCGTGGAGTTGAAACACACAAGAGACTAGTTGAAACGAAGACCCTCAAACATTCTTCAAATGTTGATCGATCAAAACTTCTAGCCAAAGAAATAGAAGATCTTGGTCTGAAAATTAAAGAGTATGAGGAAAACCGTGAAGCAATTGAAAACCTAGAAACTCTGCTAAGAGAGAGAACGGGATTAGAATCTTCGCTATCTTCAAAAGAAGCAAAACTTGATAAATGCAGAACCAAACTGCAAAACCTTTTGGTGGAAGAGGGTGCCACAAAGCAAATTCTTAAATCCTTGCAAGAAGGCAAAGCAGAGATGGAAGATATCGAAAAAGGCTGGATTGCTTATGATTTATTCATGCAGTGTATGCATCCTAACGGAATTCCTTATACTATTATCAAGAAGCGGCTTCCTTTGTTAAATGAGGAGATTTCCAAAGTATTAGAGAATATCGTTGACTTTGAAGTATTCTTCATCAATAATGCTAAAAACTTAGATATTATGATTAAGCATCCCTCTTATGATCCACGGCCTTTGTCCATGGGCTCAGGAGCAGAAAAAACTCTCGCCTCTATGGCTATCCGATTGGCTCTGATCTCGATCACTAATCTGCCAAAATCAGAATTATTCATTCTTGATGAGCCGGCTACTGCCTTAGACCAAGATCACATGGAAGGATTCACAAACTTGTTGAGACTTATCAAGAATCAATTCAAAACAGTTATTCTGATTTCTCATTTAGATTCTCTTAAAGATGTCGTTGATATGACGATAGATATTCAGAAAGATAATGGATATGCGAATGTAAGTATTTAGATAATAATAGCCTATTTAGTTTATAAAACTAGATAGGTTTTTTTATTATTTAAGGAGGGATCAATAATGAGTAACCAACCAGATATCGAAAATAAAGAATGCTGTGGAGCAGAGTGCTGCAAAGAAGGATGTCAGTGTAAGCTACAATGCTGTAAGGGCGGTTGTGCTTGCTGTGCTGATAGCCAAGGGGAAGTAACCAGTGAAGGTAAGCTTGGCTGGATTGATACTGTTCTCGGAAAGCTTGTGTCTCGTAAGCTTCTTGTCTTTTCAACAGCAACTGCTTTGTTGGCTCTTTCTGAATTGGATGCTGAAACTTGGGGATTAATCGCGATTATTTATGTTGGCGGTCAATCTGTTATTGATGCCGTGAAGACTTATAAATATGGAGAATAAAAATGAAATTAACAACTAAAACATTAAAAAGAATGATCAAGGAAGAACTTGATAAACTGATGCTTAAAGAGGGCTTCACATGGCTTCTCAATACTAATAAAGCTGCTATAATGAACTACCTAGGAAAACAAGGTGACACCAAAGTCTCCGGTGCCACCATGATAGTAAATGCTATCCTTAAAGATTTGGAAGACAGCAATGGTAAAATAGCTTACTATTTGAACAATCCAGATCAAGCTTCTGGACACGGACCAGGAGAAATCCGGGCAGCCGCCAAAAAAGTTCTCCGAGAAATTCAGAAGGCCCAGGAAAACCCAGAAGCAATGATGAATTTGTTGCTTTACATGGCAAAAGACAAAGACGCTGATCTCTTAAGAAGGGATGTAGAGGCATTTGTCATAGACAAACTGGGAGAAGAAATAGTAAGTCCCCTATTACAGAGAGCAGGGCTTAATAAATAATAAGGAAGACAAATGACTTGGCTCACCATTATTAAATATGCAAGACTTGCCGTCGCCTGGTGTAAAAACCATTGGCGATGGCTTCTTGCTTTTTCTGTTTTGATTTTTGTTTACTCTCTCGGTCGCAAGGGTGCCGCCAAGGTTAAACTAGAAGCAGATCAAGCAAGAGATGACTGGAAGAAAGAAAAAGAAGCAATTGAGAGATCTCACGAGCTTGAAATCCAAAAGAGAGAAGAAGCCAACAAGAGATACTCTGATGCTGTAAGGAAGATCGAAGAGAGGTATGAGAAAGACAAACTAAACATCACACGATCTAGAAAAGAAGAAATCAAAGCTCTCGCCAAGAAAGCAAAGAACGATCCAGACGAGATTGATAGGATCTTGGAGCAAGAACTTGGTATAAAAAAAGTTGATAAATAACTTGACAAATACATGAAAATGTATTATAATCTTAATTAAACGAAATAAATCCGATTATCATTACTGGAGGTTAAATGAAATATTTCTTGATAGGGTTTCTGTTTGCTTGGTCTAATTCTGCTTACGGAGAAGAGCCAAAGTATATTAAACTGAATAAAGGACAACAAGCCCCGTTTGACGGCAGATTACTTAACGATGCTGCGGTTAATAAACTGATTGTTGATAATCGACTAAAAGCAGAACAGTGCAATGTTGAGATCGACTACCACAAGAACAGAACAAAAGCAGAAGAGAAGTATAAGCTTGATCTTCAAGTGGCCAAATGCGAAGCAGCCGACGAAAGACTTAACAATATTATAGAGATCAGGAACGATAGGATAGCCGAACTGCAAAAACAGATTAAACCTAATCGCAGTTCTTGGTGGCTCGCTGGTGGATTTATCGCCGGTGTTGCTACATCAATTAGTATCATGAAGGCGGTAAAATGAAGAGTAAAGACCCTGATTATGCTATTAAAGTAGAGAAGGCAATAGCAGAAAAATATGGTGAAGAAACAGTGCAAAATCCAAAAGGCACTTGGACTGATGAGAAAGAAAAGCAATATTTAAGTAGTTTGAAAAAATTAGAGTACTCCAAAGACCAACAACCAGAGGTTTTAGTCAACGGAGTTTTTGTTTCCAAGAAACTACTTACAAGAGAATCGAAGCGTTCATGCCCGATTTGTAACACTTATTCCTTTAAATCAAACGACGATGTTTATATGTCTAAGTTTGATTGCTGCGAAAAATGCTACATTCAATGGGTTGAGGGTCGCGAAGATAGATGGAACAAAGGATGGAGACCAAATAATGGCTAATTCAAATATTTTAGAGATAATTCAAGGACTTGCACAAGCAGCTTCCAATGCTTATGATGGTGCTCACGATAAAAGGTTTTCTCATGATGGAGAAGAACGTCGCATTGGTCTTGCTCGCGAAGAAGGCTGCCCTATAATGGATAGCCGCGTTATGGATGGCTTTAAGGTAAAATTCTTGGGAGATCGAATTTGCATAGATTACCAAGCAGACATTAAGCTTAAACAAATCTATGCTGGTGGCTTTGAATCTGAAATGGAAAGTATGATAAACAAAATCAAAAACTTTCTTCAAAAAGAATATAAAGCAATTACTGGTAATTCCCTAACACTCAGAAAGGATGGAGATATTTCTATTCTTGCCTCTTCGGTCTCAAGAGTTAGAAGTTTTGTACAAGCATATCAAGTATTTAAGATTTCTGGCATCCAAAAAGATCCTGATGCCGGAGGATCGGAAATCAGAACAGTAGACGATGCTGTGAGAAACTTTCTTGAATTATCTAATAAAAACAAGAGACCTCAAAACGACACTAGGAAATAATGGCTCGTTTCAAGCTATCAAAGCAAGACATAATAAAAGAAATCATTAAATCCGGCAAAGACTCGTCTTACTTTATAAACAACTATTGTAGAATTAGTCACCCTATGAAGGGGCTAATACCGTTCAAGATATTTCCATATCAGAACGATTTGCTTCAAGATTATAATGATTTTCGTTTTAATGTAATACTCAAAGCAAGGCAGTTGGGGATCTCTACGATCACCGCTGCTTATTGTGTTTGGTTTATGTTGTTTCACAAAGAAAAGAACATTGTTGTTCTTGCCACAAAGTTTAGCACAGCCGCGAACCTTGTAAAGAAAGTAAAGAGTATGATGAAGAACCTCCCAGATTGGATGAAGGTTGCCCAGATCTCAGTCGACAACAGAACTTCATTTGAGTTATCTAATGGCTCAATTATCAAGGCAGTTCCGACATCAGAAGATGCTGGTCGTTCTGAGGCTCTATCTCTGCTTGTTGTAGACGAGGCTGCACACATTGAAAAGATGACTGAAATCTGGACTGCTGTTTATTCTACACTAGCAACAGGGGGTCGCTGTATTGCCTTATCCACACCCAAAGGTACTGGGAATTGGTTTCACAAAACATATACCCAAGCCTTAGATGGAGAAAACGAATTTAACCCAATTGAACTAATGTGGGATGTCCACCCAGAAAGAGATGCTGAGTGGTTTGAACGCGAGACTAAAAACATGTCAAAGCGACAAATCGCCCAGGAATTGCTGTGTAACTTTAATACATCAGGAGATACCGTCATACACCCAGATGATCTTACTTGGATCAACAAGTGTATCAAAGAGCCCGATTATCGAACAGGCCACGATAGAAACTTCTGGATTTGGGAAAAGTACCAAGAGGGATTTACATATCTTCTCGTTGCCGATGTTGCCCGTGGAGACGGAGCAGATAGTTCTGTATTTCATATTTTGAAACTTGAAACAATGGAAGTCATAGCGGAATATCAGGGAAAGCCAAGTCTGGATATGTATGCCCAGATGTTATACTCTGCGGGTGCAGAATACGGAAACTGTTTACTGGTAGTTGAAAACAACGGTATTGGTATCTCTATTTTAGAAAAGTTAATAGATTTAGGATACAAAAACCTTTACTATTCTATCAAGGCAACTCATGAATTTGTAACTCAAATCCAAGGGGAAAACATGCAGAATGCTGTGGCTGGCTTTACCACTTCCACGAAGACAAGACCACTGATAGTTGCTAAGTTAGAAGAGTTTATCAGAAACAAGATAATAAAGATTCATTCTTCTAGATCATATCATGAATTTAAAACATTTGTCTGGAATAACGGAAAACCACAGGCAATGAGAAGTTATAACGATGACTTAGTGATGGCTTTGGCAATAACTTGTTGGGTGAGAGATACAGCTTTGCAAGTTAATGAAAAAGATCAACAGTATAAAAAAGCAATGATTAATTCTATGTATTTGAATACGACAAAACTAAATACTAGTATAAAAGGGATGAATGGTTTTTCCCAAACACAGCAAGAGAAATATAAAGACGAAATTAAGCAAACAAAAGATTTTTTTTGGATTTACAAAGGATAATATAAATGGCTAGAAAATATAGAAAAAAGGGTAATAACCCATATAACGAAACAAACAGTCTTTTCAGGTCTTTGACAAAATTGTTTTCCGGACCTATTGTCAACAGAAGGACTCAAACAGGTCGGCAACTGCGAAGAAAGCATTTAGATGTTTATGCGAAGAAATTCAAATCTGCCTCTGGAAAGCAATTCAAGAAAGCAGAATACAATCCAATGAATGTTTTAACTGCTAATATGATTTCTAATAGAAACAGAGCAGAGAGATACATGGATTTCGATGAAATGGAATACGAGCCAATTATCGCTTCCGCATTAGATATCTATGCCGATGAAATGACAACTTACTCTGGTCTCAATCCCATGATTAAGATCAAGTGCCCTAACGAAGAAATTAAGTCAGTATTACAATCTTTGTATTTTAATGTTTTGAATATAAACCATAACTTATTTGGATGGTCTCGCACAATGTGTAAGTATGGTGATTTGTTCTTATATTTGGATATTGATGAAGAAACTGGAATTAGAAGTTGTATTGGTATCCCTTCACAAGAAATTGAAAGACTAGAAGGTGAAGACGAAACCAATCCAAATTATGTACAATATCAGTGGAACTCTGCCGGATTAACACTTGAGAACTGGCAAGTTGCCCATTTCAGAGTTCTTGGAAATGATAAGCATGTCCCATATGGAACTTCTGTTTTGGAACCAGCAAGACGTATCTGGCGGCAGTTGACCCTTCTTGAAGATGCTATGATGGCTTATCGTATTGTTAGATCACCAGAACGACGAGTTTTCAAGATTGATGTTGGTAACATTGCCCCACAAGATGTAGAGCAGTATATGCAGAAAGTTATGACCCAGATGAAGCGACATCAAGTTGTTGATCCTACTACTGGTCGTGTTGATCTTCGTTATAATCCGATGTCAGTAGAAGAAGATTATTTTATTCCTGTTCGTGGTGGAACCGCATCAGAGATTATCAATTTACCTGGTGGTCAATTTACCGGGACTGTCGAAGATGTTAAGTACCTTAAGGATAAGTTGTTCGCTGCTCTCAAGATCCCACAGTCTTATTTAACCATGGGCGAGGGAGCACAAGAAGATAAGACCACTCTTGCACAAAAAGATATTCGCTTTTCCAGAACGATTCAGAGACTACAAAGAGTTGTTATTTCCGAATTGGAAAAGATGGGGATTATTCATCTCTTTACTCTTGGTTATAGAGGGGACGATTTGTTGTCTTTCTCATTGCACCTTAATAACCCATCGAAGATCGCAGAACTTCAAGAGCTTGAGCATTGGAAAGTTAAATTCGAAGCAGCAGGAAATGCTACCGAAGGATATTTCAGCAAACGATGGGTTGCCGAGAATATGTTGGGAATTTCAGAAGAAGAGTTTCTTAGAAACCAGAGAGAAATGTTTTTTGATAAGAAGTTCACAACACAGCTTGAAGGAGCCGGAGCAGGAGACGAAGCACCGGCAGATGCTGGTGGAGCCTTAACAGGAGACTTGGGTGGTGGCCTTGGCGATCTTGGTGGAGACCTTGGTGGAGACCTTGGTGGCGGAGATGAAACACCGCCCGCAGAAACTAAGGCAGAGACTACACCTGAGAAGCCTGCTGGTGAAGAAGATGTTGTTTTAGCCGAACCCCCCGCAAAACGAGACGATTTTAAATGGAAGCACCCCGATGCACCGCAGTATAAGAGAGGCAAGTATAAAAGGCATCAAAGCACTTATGATAAAGGCGGCAGAAAAAAGAATTATAAAAACCAAGCAACTGGTGAATACGGTAATACTGCTAGGACTATTTTTATGGGAGCTTCCGAACTAAGACAATTATCAAAAGGCATTACTGAAAATCACAAAGTTGAAGAGAGAAAACTATTTAATACTAAAAAAGAAGTCAACAAACTTCTTGAAAGTTTATTAAAAACGGAGAAAAAAGAAGATGAAACACAATAAGAAAAGAAATACCGCTTTTCTTTATGAATGTCTTATAAAGGAATTAACAAAAGCAATTGTTAGAAAAGAAAACGACAAAAAAGCAAAGATTATAAACATCATAAAGGAAAATTTCAAAAAAGGTTCAGCACTCAAAGCCGAGCTTGATGTTTATAAGTCCATAACTGAATGCGACAATTTACAAAAAGACTTTGCCCATAGGTTTTTAGTTGAGACTAAAAAAGACTTTCAAAACATCGACAGAAAAAAAGTGTTCAATGAGCAAACACAATTAATTAAGCAAATCAACGAAACTCTATCAACCGCAGCATTTGCCAATTTCATAGCAAACTATAAAGATCTTGCTTCAATCGGCCAGTACCTACAAGACAACAAGATGAAAGCCAAAAACAGACTAATAGTAGAGTCCAGGGTGGTTAAGCTGCTAACTACCGAGAAAGAAACAAAATCAGAGATGAAGCACATAGACAACCTTACTTATAAGACTTTTACAGAGAAGTTTAATGAGACTTATTCCAAAACTCTAAGAAGTGAGCAGAAAGATTTATTGATGAATTATATTGTTTCTTTTTCAGATAATGGACTTGGCCTTAAATCGTTCTTAAACGAGGAAATTTCTCGTCTTAAAAAAGGCCTTACTAATGTTATCAATTCGGAGAAAAGTCCTAAAAATGAGGCCGTTTTGGCTAAAACAGACCGTGTTTTAAACAAACTTGAAGAGTATAAAACAAACCAAATCACCGAGACTATGGTTAAAGAGATTTTTTACATTCAAGATCTTCTAGAGGAGATGATAAAGTAATGTCTATAAAAGTAAATATAAACCAAGATGAGCCCAAAGAAGTAGATATCGAAATCAAAGATCCTTTAAAAATTAACATTATTAATAACAAAAAGCAAATGCTTGAATTTCAATTAATGATGAGAAAAGCTCTTAACGGAGATCTTATGATTTTTGATCATTCTGATATTGATATCGTTGTAATGTTAGAGAAAAAGAAGATTGTTGCTTTTGCGAAAGACCTAATGACAGAAACGGTTTACGGTGCAGAATCTCGCCTCTTTGAGCATTTGAAAAAGAAAGGAGTTGTAGCCTACGATTCAATTCAAGGTGGTAATGTTTATGGCTCTCTTGAAGCAAAAATTCATGAATCCAAAGATGTTGACTCAATCAAAGCAACACTTTACGAAATAGCACAATGGATTGATTCTGAGAAGCCTTATATGAAATCCGTAGAGGCCCTTGAAGATATGGAAAATGATTTACTTCTAAACCCTGACATGGAAAATTCAACAGAACTGGGTGAAGTGCCTCACGAGGAAAGAAAAGGATCAATTTTACAGAGAGGTTTGTTTGCTCCTTATTTATATGGACGCTATACTTATTAGGAGACTTAATGAACTTACTTTACTTTATTCTTGCCGCATATGGCATGACTTTTATTCTGGTATACGGCAAGATATTTGAGGACATTCGTCCCGAGAAAGACTATACAAAGAAATGGAATACCCTATGGCATTGCCCTCTTTGTTTAGGTTTCTGGGTCGGGTGTTTTCTGTTTTTGATAAATGGTTTCACCGAACTATTTACTTTTGAATATTCGATCGCAAATATGCTTATTTGTGGTTGTATTTCCGCCGGAACTTCTTACTTTCTATCAATGATTGTAAAAGATGACGGCATACAATTTGGAGCTAATAATGACTAAAAAATGGATGTTACAACCTGTACGACGCTGTTGTAGCGGAAGCTGACTCGTGCGGGTTACGCCCGCACTTTTTTTTTGAGGAAAGATAATGCCAAAACAATTATTAACAGAATTTTACGAATTATGTAAAGACGGAGTCTGCCAAGACCTCCTAACTGAACGGGAAAAGAAAGAAGTACAAGCAGGTGCTATCTATCTTTCTGGACGTATGCAGACTTGTGAAACTAAAAATGGTAATGGCAGAATTTATCCTTGTGAAGTTTTGAGAAAAGAGATTACAAGATATCAAGCCGTTATTAAAGATAACAGAGCACTCGGAGAATTAGACCATCCAGACGATTCTGTTATCAATCTGAGAAATGTTTCTCATGTTGTTGTAGACATGTGGTGGGAAGGAAAAGATGTTATGGGCAAAATTAAAGTTCTTAACACTCCTTCTGGTAACATTCTTAAAGGCTTGATAAACTCTGGTATTAAACTTGGGATTTCAAGTAGGGGACTAGGTTCAGTTAGAGAGTCGACACAAGGCACAGTGGTTCAGGAAGATTTTGAACTTATATGCTTTGACATCGTCTCGGAGCCTTCAACACCAAATGCCTATATGTTTCCGGAAGGAAAGCAAAGAAAAACACTTAATGTGTACGAAAACAAAATAAATCAGAAAAAAGGTCTAATTATAGATGATTTATTTAACAAGATTTTGAGAGACTAATGAACAAGAACGAACTAAAAAAGATTTTGAAGCCTCTTATCAAAGAGTGTATCAAAGAAGTTTTATTTGAGGAGAAGGGGGTCCTATCGCATGTAATAAGCGAAGTGGCTAATAGCTTTCCCTCAGCAAGCAACATTGTGAATGAGAGTTCTCAACGTGTTAATGAAAATTTAAGATCTAATAACAAAATGCTTGAAAATGAGCAAAAAAGATCAAACCAACTCAAAGAACAAAAGAAGAAGTTGTTAGATGCTATTGGCAAGAGTTCTTATGGCGGTGTTGACTTATTTGAAGGTACCGAACCTGCTCCTGCTCCAACATCACCAAATGCTCCACAAGGGGCACTTTCCGGTGTAAATCCGCAAGATCCTGGTGTTGACATATCTAGTATATTTGGCAGCAAATCATCTGTTATCTTTGAAAGAATGATGGGTAAAAAATAATGGCTACAAATTTAGTTGTGCGTCCACGACGCAACGAAAATATTGAAAGAGTAATAAAGAGATTTAACAAAAAAGTTAAAAAGCTTGGAATTATTGACGAATTCAAAGAAACAACCAGATATCTGAAACCCTCAGAAAAAAGAAGGAGAGCCAAAAAACGCTCTGATAGAAGGCGAGCAAAAGAACTCGCAAAACAGAAGAGATAGACTATTTATAGAAGATTGGAGAATTAATTATGGCTACATATAAACCGAATAGTTGGGGAAGAACAAGAACACCGAAAAATATTTTATCCGGGTTTAGAGCCGGAACCAATGCTAATGGCGATGGTTTGGCTGTTAACAGTGCCACTTCTGATGGTTTCGTTACTGAGAACCAAAGATACTTGATTATACAACTAACAGCATACAATACTTCTTTCAAAGTGCAAGGGTATATGCATGCCTCCGATACTTGGTCAGACTTAAAAGGTGGTCCGACAATCAATGCTGTTGGAATTTGGATTGTTGAAATTCACGGAATTGATCAGGTAAGATTTGTTACTGGTGGTAATACCACATTGTTTGCTGCTTGTAGTACTTTTTAATAGGATTTTATAATGGGTGAATTTGGATGGGCATACATAACAGGATCAGTAAGAGGACTCGGACCAGCCGATGCAGTACAATTTTTAAGAAGTGCTGACGGAGAGTTTACCGGTAGTCATAATTTTACTTTCGATAACTCCAATAGCAATCTTTTTGTTACAGGGTCTGTATATGTCAGTGGAACATTGTCGGCTCATACATTTGATATAATTCAAACAAATGTTATCGAATTATCTTCAAGTGGAGATTCTAATTTTGGTAATGATTCTGGCGATAACCATGTTTTCACTGGTTCTGTAACAATTGTTTCTGGTGCATTTGCTAGGCACTATTACAAATTAACTAGCAATTCATATACAGTTAACTCTTATGATGCTATTATAGGAGTTAGTGCTAGTGGGTATGTTTCTATCGAACTTCCTTCCGCCGCTTCCACAAAGCCCGGGACTCAGATCATAATAAAAGATGAATATGATATAACCAGATCTAAATCAGGTGGTACTCATATTGCTATTAGTGGATCTGGTGCAGAAACAATAGACCACCAGAATACCTATGATATAGAGGGTACTCATGTTGCCTTATCTATGTATTGTGATGGTGTTAGCAAGTGGTTTATC